ATCTGGATGTGAAGCTGGCAAAAATCAGCGCCGATCTGGAAGAGGTAGCGAAAAAGGCTGCGCGCGCGGAAGTAGGTAACGCCAAGAGCGATGCCGAAACCGAAGAGCAGATGGAACACCGCAAGGCGTTCAATATGTATCTGCGCAAGGGCCGTGAAGGTAATCTGGCTGAACTGCAACAAAAGGCCATGAACACTGGCTCCGACCCTGACGGCGGTTACTTGGTACTGCCGGATATGGACAGAACCATCGACCGCGTTGCCCCGACCATCAGCGCCATGTACCGCTTGGCGAATACTGTCACTATCGGAAGCGCGCAATATCAGAAGCTCGTCAAGACTTCTGGCATGTCCATGCGTCGTATCGCTGACGGTTCCGCTGGCGGCGAGACTACCGAACCGAAATACGCCAAGTTGCTGATTGACGTGCATACCGCCGAAGTCGAGCCGTGGGTCAACAACGAAACGCTGGAAGATTCGTTCATTGATCTGGCTGGTGATCTGGCTGCGGAAGCGGCTATCGGCTTTGCTGAAGGCGCTGGATCAGAGTTCATCACTGGCGACGGCGTTGGCAAGGCTCGCGGTATCACGGCTTACACCAACGTGGCTAATGCGAGCTACGCATGGGGCAGTGTGGGCTATGTCGTATCCGGCAAGTCTGCTGCGTTCGCTTCGGTTGCGCCCGCTGACAAGGTGGTCAACCTGCAACACTCGCTGAAAGCGCAGTATCGCCCAGGTGCGGTGTGGCTGACCAACGATACCACTCTTGGTGTGATGCGTCAGATGAAGGACGGCTCTGGCTCCTACTACCTGTGGAATCCAGACCCCACTGCTGGCTTCGGTGGTCGCTTCTTAGGTAGCCCTGTCGAAGTTGATGACAACATGGCCGCAATCGGCGCGGGTTCGTACTCATTGGCTTATGGCAATCTGCGTCGCGCATATACAATCGTCAACCGCGCTGGTACTACGTTGATTCGGGACAACCTGACCAGCAAGGGCGTTACGAAGTTCAATTTCCGTCGCCGTTTTGGCGGTGGCGTAACCAACTTTGAAGCGATCAAACTTATGAAGTTCGCCACAAGCTAACGCTTGCCTGACTTCCAAACTTAAACTTGCGCGGCGGCAAGCTTCCGCCGCAATTTGAAAGGAGTCCACCATGTACGATATTCACAACAATATTCGCACCAAGACCGTTATCACGCCCACCGCAATCGGCGCAAACGCAACAAAAACCGGCTTGGTAGTTGACCGCCAAGGCTACGGTGGCGTTGAGTTCGTGGCTGAATACGGTTCGGTAACTACTACCGGCTCGGTTGTAACTCTGGTTGTCAAGGAGGGCGACGTAACCGGCACTCTTACCAGCGTGGCAAATGCCGATCTGTTGGGTACTGAGGTACTGGCATCCCTCGCCGCTGGCGCGCGCGTGGCCGGTACCGGCAAGGAAGTAACCAAGCGTGTCGGGTACAAAGGCGTCAAGCGATACGTGTCCGTTGACGCGGTGCAAACTGGCGTGACCTCGGTAGGCTGCGTGGCTGTAACGGCCATTCTGCATACGCCGAACAACGCGCCAACGACTAACCCGTAAGGGTTATTGATAACAGAACGGATGCTCACTCATCCGTTGCCGTGCGACTCGGCACTTCAATCCTAGTGAGAGGAAAATACAAATGAACGACTTATCCCTGAATTCTGGCGAGCGCCAGGTATCGCCCACGATTGACGGCATTCGCCGCGATCACGTTGCCCGCTACGAGTGGGCCGCGAACATCATCAAGCCGAATTGCCGTATCATAGACTTTGCTTGCGGTATTGGGTATGGTACGAAAATCCTTGCGGATGCTGAACATACCGCAATGGGCTACGATATTAGCCAAGAAACGATAGAATACGCGGCGGATAAGTACAACCATTTTCATGCTACTTTCGCGGTAGCCGACGCAAATTACCCGCAAAAATTCCCTGATTACGACGTAGCAATCAGTTTCGAGACAATTGAGCACGTCCAAGACCCGCGCAATTTGTTGTTGTCGCTGCGTTGCGCGCCAATGCTCATCGCCAGTGTGCCAAACGAGTCGGTATTGCCGTGGTATAACGAAGAGAAAAACGCTGCAACCGCGTTCCATTACCGGCATTACACCAAAGATGAATTCGCGGAATTGCTCATGTCTTGCGGCTGGCATCCGGTATCGTGGTACGGGCAACTTGGCCCTGAATCCGAAGTTGAACTAAACGTGCATGGTCGCACGCTCATCGCCGTGTGCGAGCGCGTAGCAATCCCTGAACCGCGCAACAAAGACGACAAGGGCTTGCACATCGCTGTCCTCGGTCTTGGCCCATCACTTGATCAATACCTTGAAATCACCAAGAGGCAAGGCGGGCGCTCGGCATTCTGCGATGAGACTTGGGCGATCAATGCTTTGGGCGATGTGTTCGCTTGCGACTTAATTTTCCACATGGATGATATACGCATCCAGGAGATTCGCGCCGCCGCGCGTCCTGCATCGAACATCGCGCGTATGGTGGATTGGCTCAAGGCGAGCAAGACGCCGGTAGTGACCAGCCGCAAGCATCCTGACTATCCCGCGCTGATGGAGTTCCCGCTTGAGGATGTGCTGAACAACCTCGGCCATGATTATTTCAACAGCACAGCGGCCTACGCGATTGCGCTTGCTATCCACGTAGGAGCTACGAAAATTAGTTGCTTCGGGTTGGACTATACTTACCCGAACGCATCTGACGCTGAAAAGGGCCGCGCTTGCGTTGAATTCTGGCTTGGTCAAGCGCACGCGCGGGGCATCAAGATCAATTTGCCAAAGACCACAACGCTCATGGATTCGATGTACCCCCGTTCCGCGCGCCTGTACGGGTACGACACGGTTGACATTGATTTCAATGTGGCGGAAGATGGGCACCTGAAATTGGGCTTTACTGAGCGCGAGAAGCTGCCCACTGCGGCGGAAATCGAGGCGAACTACGACCATTCCGCGCCTATCGCAAAGCAGCATCAAAGCACAAAGGAGTAATAATGGCTCGTTTTCGCATCCTTCAAACGTTCAACGGCTCACAAGATGGGCGGTTTACCCACGCGTTCGAGGCGGGAACCGAGGCGGAATTGTCCGATTACTTGGTTAGCTGCATTCCGGCTGAGTGGGTAGAAGCGGTTTCGCCTATCGCGCCTGAGAACAAGGCGATTATCACTTCTGAAACTCGCCAACGCGGACGCCCAAAGGCTAACGTATGATCGTCGTAGTCACCCCACCCGCAAGTGAGCCGCTGACCGTTGCTGACGTAACCGTGCACTTGCGGCTTGACGCGAGTAACCAAGAGCTTGCGCCTGGGGCGATTACCGCCGCGCTTGCCGCTACGCCAGTAGCCGGTAATGTTGACAACGGCGCGCACCGATATTTATGCACATTTGCTACCGCTGATGGTGAGACGGAAGCCGGCGAAATCTCAACAGCGGTAACTGTCGCTGACAAGACGGTGAACGGGCAAATTAGCCTCACCGCAATACCACTTGGGGGCGCGAATGTCACGTCTCGGAAATTGTATCGTACAGCGGCTGGTGGCAGCGTATATCTCTTGCTTGCTGCTATCGCTAACAATACTGCTACGACTTACACAGACAATATCGCGGATTCGTCGCTAGGCGCGCAAGCCCCGACAACGAATACCACGCTCGACCCGTTGCTTACGCGGTTCATCACTACAGCACGCCAGCAAGCGGAACAATCCTTGAAACGTTACTTGGTGACGCAAACGCTTGACGCGTATTTCAAAGATTTCCCGCGCGGGCATGAGCGCCGATTCTATTTGCCGCCGCTGTCTAGCATAACTTCCATCACCTACACCGACATAGACGGCGTTACGCAGACTTTGGCGGCATCGCAGTATGTTGTGGATAGTATCAGCCGCCCCGCGCGGATTGAAGAGGCTTACGGCGTGACGTGGCCTTCTACGCGCGATCAAATGAACGCTGTTAAGATTCGCTTCGTGGCGGGGTACGGTGCAGCGGCGGATGTGCCAGCGTGCATCAAGGATTGGATGCTATTCCAGATCAATACGATGTGGGAAACGCGCACGCAGTTCACCATCTCTACCGGACGCGCCGCGCTGACTCAAATACCGAACCAGTATATCGACTCAATCATGGACGCGGAGCGCGTCACGGGGAGGGTGTGATGACATGGGATGGCGGGCGACAACTTGAATCTGCGATTGACGTAAATACCAATCAGCCAACTTCGCTACTTACAGAGGACGGACGTTTGCTCACGCAAATGTACGATCACTATGATGTGCAGCAATACTTCGCCCCTAACG